TTTCATATACAATATAAAAACAAATTATTTTTTAGATTTTTGCTGCTTAGATGAACGACGCTTTTTGTTTTTGCGACGGCGGGTCTTTTTGGGGTTTCCGCCGGGGTTTTTTTCTTCTGGTGTTATATCTTCTAGTTTAACTGGTTTAACTTCAATATAATATTTTTCTGTATCATACCTATCTATTTTGTCTTTTAATGAACCAAAAGTATTATAACTTTCTCCATGCATTTCATTACTATGATTAGAAGTTTTACTAGTAAAAACACCAAGTGTTTTTAATTCATAATTTTCTAATAATCTATAATACGTATAACCTTTTTTTAAAATACTTGTTTGCAGAACGGTCCCGTTAAGTTGTGTTGCAAGATGATTCAAATAACGAATTATAAATTTTTCTTCTAGTGGGTTAAAAGTATCGTGTAACTCCCTTACATCATCAAATAAATTACTATTTTTTAAATTCCTTGCGCTCCGATAAACAGTTATAAATTTGTCATATTTGGTTTTAAAATCGATAATCTTTGATTTTATATCACCCAAATCATCGGTTTCCATATTTTTTGTCATAAGCTCAGTTAACGCAGTTTGGCATTCATCTTTAACACTAGTTAATTCTTCTATTTTTAATTGTTTATCCGATTTTAAAAGATTAGCAGCAGCAGATAACATGTTTATACAATATCCCCACACATTTTTATCCAACTCCCTTATACGATTTTCGGTGCCATTCAGTAATTCCATGAGCCCTTATTCCCTCAAAATGCGCTTTTGTCCCATATCCCATATTGGTGTGCAACGAGTATTTCTCTCTCAATTCCGGATGTTCTACACACAATGCCTCCATATAAGTATCTCTCTCGTTTTTTGCTAAAATGGACGCCGCCGCAATGGACGAATACGTCCCATCCCCCTTCTCCACAGTTTCATGGGACAAAGTTATCAATGACTCCGTCTCTTCATCAAATCTGGAATAGGGTCGGAAATAATTGCCGTCTACTAACAACAAACCATTGCGAATATTTGTAGGGGCAAAATTCTTCAGATTTTCGGTAATACATTGATGCATCCCTTTCATCACGCAGTTCAATATGCCGATGCTGTCTATTTCGTCCGCCTCGGCATAGTAGATGTGCCAAGCCAGTGCCTTTGATTTTATGTAGTCAGCGAGTTCCGCCATTTTCTTCCGTGATTTAATTTGTTTGCTGTCTTTCATCCAATCATGGTGAAACAAATTCACATCTTTAGGTAAAATGACGCCTGCAACATAAACCCGCCCGAACAAGGGTCCACGCCCCGCCTCATCAACCCCAATCTCAAACTCAGTGTCTTCACAGAAACACGGTTTTAGTGTCACCTGTGGTTTCTTCTCTTTTTTTGTCTTTGCTCCTACTTCCATTATATATTTAGGTTTATTTGATTTTGCAAAGGAAAAAAATCAATTTTATAAGTGTCTATTTTCTCGATATAGAATATATATTTACAAAGATGAGTGAAATCAAATTAAGTCCGTTAATATTATTTTTTATACTGTTGATTGTGCTACTTGTCGCAACAACCGTGAGACAATGGGGGCTTGTTTCCGAGGGATTTATCGGCTATTTGAAGGACGCCAATAATTTCAGTTCGCAGACGGTTAAAGGATACGACAATACGCGAACCATTATCAAGTTGTATGACGATATTTTCTACGATGGCAGAAACGGATACACAGTTTTGGTAGCCGGACCCCAAGCAAGTGAAGGAACCACTGTGAGTTATATCAATGTTGTTCCGCGAAATCCAAAAGAACAAATCTGGAAGTATTCAGTTGTAAGTGGCGAATTGTCACAACAATGTCAAGAAAGCAAAATAGCCGATATTGAGTCTTTAGAGACACAGTGGTTCATAAAAGAACCGTCCAGTATGAACCAGTTGAACTACATTACATGGGGCAATGACACCTATTTGTACATTATGGATTTAACCAATTCCATAATTTCCGGGAATACCGCAGTTTCCGGGAATACCGCAGTTTCTGGAAATACTGTCGCATCATACCAACCCGCCATCTCTGCATATTTCAACGGCACCATGAAACAGTCAACCAACAGCTATTCAATCACAGACACAATTAATCTGAAATCGTCATTCACCTATACTAGCGACGGAAAAGACGACACAAATGTAGTTGTGGATTTTTACGACAAGGTAGAAACGGTTTACCAGCTTGTATCAAATGTGTGGTTCGACGTCAAGAATGGCAATCTGCTTATTAAGACAAATGGAACCAGTGCTAAACTAGACGTCTATGCAAGAGGAAGCAAAACATCCAGTTATTCGTATACCGCGATTCCAACAAGCGGAAATACGACACCCGCATCCCAAATTTCATTTAGCCAAACTTCAGTAGCTCCTTATTTTATTCAAGATGCAACTCAAAATTTTACAATCATGTATTGGGCCAACGGCGACAATACTATCTTGTCAGTTTTCAAAAATGTATTAGAGTCAGACGACACAATCAAGGGAGTAAAAACCCTGCGATTTACCCGCGACGGACTCTACGGAGCAAACCCCAATGCAGATAATAAAAAGAAAGAAGACGAGAAAATAGATACATCTGGCGACAACAAAGACCTTTTGGATTCATTTGCTAGATGGTATATTTACTTCAATACCAATGCAGTCGGTTCCGGCAACTCAAATGATTATTTATTGAAAACCCAGATTGTTCCGCCGGTTTGTCCCGCTTGCCCCGGATGCAAAGGTGTTTGCACCGACTGTGGTGGCAATGGCGGTTCCGGAACCAAAAAATCGGACACATCTTCTCTCGCATTTGACAACAAAACCGTGGTGGGTGCTACTGGAAGTTTATTAAATAACACAGTTGATACTGCCGGCAACGTGGTTAACAAGACGGTAGATACAGCGGGAAATGTTGTTGGAAAAACTTTGGACACCGCAGGCAATGTTGTTGGAAAAACTTTGGACACTGCGACCGGCGTGGTTGGAAAGACATTTGATGCGGCCGGCAACGTGCTTGGTTCCGCTGCAAGCACACTTGGTCTAGACCGCATTGGATACCAACAATCATATGGAGGTCCGGTGAATACCAGCACGAGTGCAAACACAAACGGCTATCCTTCTTATGGAAACAAGAGTGCGGAATATAGACCCGGAAGTAATAGCACGGGTATTCCCAATTACCCCAATAGCAAACCCAATGACCCATATTCATACAATGGAGCACTGCAGTCCAAAGGCGGAAACTTCATGGCGGTCACTGCGGATTTCAGTAAATTCGGGCGATAGTAGGGGAACTCGTCGTATTCAGCCCTTCGGGCTTACGCCCTATGACCCCATACTAATAATAAAAATAAATAATGTGTTAATAATTTGCTTTATAAGTAGAAATTAGTAAAGGGAAGGGGTCATAGGGGAAACCGTAGGTTTCCCCTAAGTGCGTTTGTACTGTAACCAAAACAATATTATTTTATTATAATTAAAGCTTACCCCATTAATTACAATAATGTTAAACCGAGACCAAATAGAAAAAGAGATGTGCGAAATTTTGCGAAATTTTGAAAAAAACCACACAAATATTAATTTCAAAAAAGGCTTTTACATATATGGTTCTTCGGGCGTTGGAAAAACAACTTTTGTTTTGAATGTTTTAAAATCGCTGAATTACGATGTTATCCATTATGATGCAGGCGACGTAAGAAACAAGGCCCTCATTGAAAACATTGCCAGCAACAATATTTCGTCATACAATGTGCTGGATATGATGCACAAGCGTGTAAAAAAAATTGCAATTGTGATGGACGAAATCGACGGTATGAACAGCGGCGACAAAGGCGGTCTGACTGCCCTTATCAAGCTGATTCGCCAGAAAAAGACAAAAAAACAGAAACTTGAAAACATGACGCTCAATCCAATTATTTGCATTGGAAACTACAATGTGGACAAGAAAATCAAAGAGCTTATGAAGGTGTGCAACTTATTTGAATTGAAAACGCCAACCCAAGACCAAATGAAAAACCTGATAAGAATGACTCTTCCAGCTATTCATGAATCAAAAGTAGACGTCATTGAAAAGTATGCCATGGGCGATTTGCGAAAATTGGAATTTATCAAAAAACTGTATACTAAAAAACCCGAATTAATAAATGCGGATATTTTGCAAAATATACTCAACATAAAAACATTCAACGAAGACACCAATAAAATAACCAAATCATTGGTTGCGCACCCATACAAAATGGAAGACCACAATACGTTGATGAACGAAACCGATAGAACCACGGTTGCATTGTTATGGCACGAAAACATTGTGGACACCATTCCACAACAAGCGGAAAAATCGTTGCCGTTTTATTTGCGATTTTTGGAAAATGTGTGTTATTCCGACTACATAGACCGCATCACATTTCAGAACCAGATTTGGCATTTTAATGAGATGAGCAGTTTGATGAAAACGTTCAACAATAATCGACTATATCATTTAATCAATGAAACCAACAAAACACTAGATGAAGTCCGGTTCACCAAAGTTCTCACAAAATATTCGACAGAATACAACAACATTGAGTTTATTTACGATTTGTGTCAGAAAATGGATGTGGATAAAAAAGATTTGATTTCACTTTTTCAAGAATTGCGGATTTTTTATTCAGACAAAAAATTAGATGTAGTTAATGATGTCAATGTCTTGAATTCAGTAGAGAAAGTATTTGAAACGTATGATATCAATAAATTAGATATAAAAAGAATGTATCGATATTTAGACAAAAATGTCAAGAAGGATGTGGTGATAGATGAGTTTGAGGACGAGTAGTAGGGAAACCTACGGTTTCCCCTACGACCCCTTCCCTTGTGTTTTGTAAAAAAATAAAAAAATTTTTATTTTTTTATATTCAAGTGCCCATCCTTTATTTTATAAAAAATATATTAACTAAGTTAAAAATTAAGGGAGGGGGTCGTAGGGGGAACCGTAGGTTCCCCTACTGCATAGCAGACCTGTCCCTCGAAGTATTCGACGACCAATCCATTTCGTCTTTATCAAGGTCCGCAAACATTTTCTTAATTTTCACTTTGTTTTCTTCTTTGACAACTTGTTTACTACGCATCATGTGTTCTAAAATGTCACGTGGTTCTTTGCACTCATCGCAGATTTTGTCCGCTTTTTCATTCGCCTTTTTTGACTTTTTATACAGAGCTTCACGGCGCTTGGCGGTGCCGCGGTGTTTGCCTAACTCAGCACTGGCTTTGTAATATGCACGAACGGCTTTTCTGTATTTTTTAGTGCAGCTCTTGATTTTTGTCATTTGCTTTTTCACAAGGGGGTCTTCTGCTACTCTAGGCATTTTATATAATATGGTTATATAAAATATTATACTAAATCATTGACGGGTCTAATTTGAACAATGGTTCTGATTTGGACAATGATTCTTTCTGTCCATATACATTATTCATACTTTGCAACGTGCTAGGTAAAGCATTATCTTTCAATCCCGATTTTTCTATAAGAAGTTTTTGCAAATTTCCGTTTATACCTTCAAGTTCTGCAATGCGTCTTTCATACGTCTGGATTTGCTCATTCTGCTTTGTCAACAATTCCGCAATTTGCGGCATCGTCATTGGCACCGGCGGTTTTCCAGGTTGGTTCATCATGATTTGTCCACTTTTCGCCATCTCTTCCTGCATTATTTTATCCCGGTCACTTTCAATTTGCGCAATCTGTTTCAAAACATCGGGTTTCATTTTTGGATTACCCGGTTCATATTTCTCTAAAAGTGGGTCAATCTCTTCCATGAAAAACTTTTTAATGGTTGCCTCCTTTTCTAAACGAATAAAATCGGTCACTTTCTTCGGCGATTCTTTGACAAAATCAGGGTGCGGATTGTCCAACAATTTACGTTTATCAAACGTATTTTGTTCATGCGAGAAACAGAGAATAGTTTTCATCGGGTCCAATTGGACAAAAGGAATTGTGTACCCTTTGAGGAATTCGCGTTCTTCCGCCACTGCAGCGTGGTCCTGATACTTGGTTTGTTTCAAAAGTTCTACACGAAACGCGAATGTTCCAGCGGTTGCATGATTGGGCCCGTAGGGCCCGAACTGAATCATTTTCTTAATATGTTTGAAATAAATGTAGATTTCACTGGAACCAGCACATAATGCTTGTCTATTATCCATCAATTTATCAACTGCATGCGAAACACGCTCGGGTGGATAATAATCGTCGTCATCCATATAAACAATAATAGAACCAGTTGCTTTGGTGTGCATATAATTTCGCTTCTCTCCGAGCGATACTTTTTGAGGCAGTTCAAAGTATTTGATTTGATTAATGCCGGAACTTTCCACTAAATCTTTGATTCTATCGGTGCCATCATCCACAATAATCCACTCCATACGGTCTTTGGGATAAGTCTGGTTCTTGAAACACTCAAACATAGTTGGAATAAATGGCCGTCGGTTAAATGTGGGGGTGCATACACTGACCAGTGGATAATATTTTTTTGTTAATTTTGGTGTATGGGGTTTGGCTTTTGGCATTATAAATATTAATCAATTAATATTTATATTGTTATTGTTAAAAAACATTTGAAAATGATTCTCTCAGTTTGTTTTTAATTTCTTCTTGAAGTAAATACATTTTTGGATTTTCATCCAGCATGAATTTAAACAATCCAATCATTATAGCACTTACAAATGCAATTCCGGTCCACTTATACACGGGTGAATAGATTTTCAAAATAGATGGAACTGACCGAATTAAGCCAAAAAACATGACCAAAAATGGCAAATTGTTGAATATACCTCGCGCAAATTTCTCCAAATTATTTTTAATTTTTGACCACATCTCACCGTCGTTATTTGGTTCAAATATCATGTGGTTAACATTCATGACAGCGTGAATTCGTCGAAACATATCTATAAAAGAGCCTTCTCTCACGCCGCTGTATAAATTGGCCTCATCAATTGGGTCGGTATTAAATTTTAAATAATATGGAACACCCAACAACGAATAAAATTTAAAATAAAGAAAAAAAAGTGTGGATGCAAAAGAAACGGTTGGTCCGTATACAATTGCAATTCGAATTAATGTAATAATTAAATAACTTAATGGATTTGCAACTTTGAATGCACTTAGCATTTCTTTAAATGATTCGCTTGGATTTAAGTCGGCTTCTCCAACAGCTGCTCCGGCTGCATCTCCAGTAGCTTCTCCAGCTCCTCCGACAAGTTTTCCTGCTCCTGCTCCTTTTGATGCTGCTGCTGCTGCTGCTCTTACAAGTCCTCCTGCTCCTGCTCCGGCAAGTTTTCCTGCTTCTCCTGCTCCTTCTACTACTGCTGCAAGTCCTCCTGCTCCTGCAAGTCCTCCTCCTGCTCCTGCAAGTCCTGCTGCTCCGGGTGGAACCATTCCTTCCATTTTCTTATCAATAAATCCAGATTTAAAACTTGAAACAATTCCTTCAAATACATAGAAAACAAACAGCAAAGAAATGAAAATATTGTTGCTTTTTGGGTCATAAATTAGTTCCATCAAGTTTATTTTTCCGGTTTCAATATATTCGTTTGCATATTTATATGCGCGTATTAAAAATGAAATAACCAACTTAACAACATAATGAGAAATAAAGAAAATTAATACAAATATACATCGGTCTCGTCCTTTAAAAAATTTTACTAAACCCGGTATTTTAATAGAAATAGTTTCATCAAAAAATTTGACAATTTTATAAAAATATTCGCTGAAAAAATACAAATAATTTACAACATTGAATTTTTCATAGAATTCAATCCTTTTTGAAAACCCCTCGCTCAAGTTAAAATACCAGTTGTAACTTACATAAAGTGTGATAAAGAGAGAAAACAATGATACAAGTATTGAGTTGATTCGGTTTTCATCGCGATTTTTAGATTTGGTTTTTATTTTTGGGCCTTTGAATTTAGGGCTTCCGAGTGGTTTTATATTATCAAATTCTTCTTGATTAAGGTGATTTTCATGCATTTCACCAAATGGTTCGTTCAAATTTCGCGAATCAATTGGTTCTTGGTCAAAAATCGATTTTAAAGGATTTGCTTGTAAAAATTGTTCAAGTGGATTCTTAGGTAAAGAACCATTATCAAATCCTTCTTTCATACTAAAGTTTTCATCCTTAATTTTTTCTGTATTAATCCATTTAGTGGTCATTCACTATATATATATACTAAAGGAAACCTACGGTTTCCTTTTGAACCTTTCCTTGTAAAATATATTATTAGTATGGGATTATAAGGGAACGACGAGTTCCATTATTTGGCATACAAGAGTCCGCAATATCCACCAATGAAAGACAACACATTGTATCTCTCTTCAAACAGTTTCATATTGTAATTGTATTCGTAGAGACGCCACGTTGGAGCGTTTGTTGCAATAACAACACCCTCACCATTGCACGTAATTTGGTAGTCATAATTTTGCAAATCAAGTTGCGGGACAAATGTATTAATCTCTATCTCTACCGTTTTGAATTTTGACATATTGATTGCACCCGTTGGTTGATATTCAGTGGGGTTCGTGTTCAAGCAGAAATTGTAGCAATATAGTCCATTGTTAGAGAACCCAGCGGTGCGCGTATACTTCTCTACATATTCAAAAACCTCACGTGTCAAAAGATTCTCTCTGTATTCGCCATTGAAAAGAATACCCATCGTTTCCAAAATTTCTTTCCGATTTTCAACAGTGAATTCACCAGTGATGAAATAACCCGTGTTTTTTCCATCGGGGTTTACCAAAGGACCAATTAAACGTGTATTGTCTGCAGTAGAATAAATTTCCGGATTTGTTCCTATGATAGGGGCATTCTGAATATCTCCTGGAATTGTTCGATACGGCCAGTTGGTGTAATTGCTCCATTCATTTCGCATATAAACGTCGTTTCTCTGCAGATACCACATCCAATTCGCCACCATTCCATTGGACTGGACTTTAATTTTTTTGGAACCAGTGACATTTTCATAATTATATTCAAAAATGTCTTTGATTAAATACACTTGATTCTCCGCCGTAAAAGTTTTGGTTTCCTCTTTGGACAAAAAACAATAAGTTGCTAAAATGTGGATATCCGCATTCCATCCATTCATAATGTTTGGATATTTGTCCTTGGTAATTATTTCGGAGGGTGGAGTTTGCAAGAATCGAAAGAGTTGAAATCGGTCTTGTGTAAAATCGGGGCGAACATAAGGATAATTATTGACGTCATCAAAAACATCACGAACCTGGTAAAGTTCTTCAATGGGTCTTAAAGTAACATTGATGTATAATTCATTGTATTGGAGAGAAGCCATTGGAAAAGCACATTTGCTGTCAAGGGTGAACCATGCATTTATGGGAATGTAGAGTGTTCTACCTCTGATTGAAGGTTCTGCACCCAATGTGCTTCCTGTGTAGTAAGCGGAAGGATACGTATTTGCACGACCATAACTGTTTGCGGGGTCATTAATTTCGCTATTGTTTCCAGACATTTGATTGAAAAGTCCTTTTTTGGACTCATTGAAGTCGCGTTCAACCATTGCGGCTAAATAATCACCCGAGTATTTTTGCAAAGTAAAGTTTCCACACTTGATTTCAATTTCCTTGATAATGTGTGTGCCAATATCTTTAATCCAACGAAAATCGTAGGATGCCCATTTGTTGTTTGTTTCCGCGCATGGGTGATAGATGGGACTCCATATGTGAGGCAATGTAATCACAATGTAGGTATCCATTAGCAATTCAGCATAACGGGGCATTTTAAAAGAAAATGTGGATGTTTCCGATGTTCGCAAATCGCGAAGACCGTCATAATCAATTCTGAATTTTTGAAGGCCAAAATTGGTTATTTTTTTATAAGTTGCTTTAAAAAGAGTTTTCTGTTCGTTTCCGCCTTGAATAATTGTATTATTTGCACCTTCAGCAACAAGATTTAGTAATCCACCAGCCATTGTATATTGTATAATACAATGATGGATTTAAATTTATTTAATCTTGAATAAATATATAATGCATCCAATTAAGAAATTTTTGATTTTAGTAATTGTGTTAGTTGCAATTCTTATCATTTACAATTTATTAAAGTCACGTCAAATTATCAAAATAAATTATGAAAAACATAAAAAAGAGTTGAAAGAGGGGTTTGTAGATGCTTCTTCAGCTTCAGCATCCGCAGTATCAATTGCCGCCATTCCACAAAGTTATCTTCAACTACCAATTCGCGAATTTATTGTCAAATCATCATACAATAGTGCAATTAATAATGAGAACATTGCAGAGAAGAAACAAATCATGACAGTTCTGGAGAGAGGGTGCCGTCTTATAGATTTTGAAATATATACACGAAACAACATTGAATATGTTTCTTATTCTGAGGACCCAAAATACAAAAGCATGGACACTGAGAATGACGCGGACAAACGACTGTCTTTGAGCGAGGCATTCAACACAGTGGTTGGATATGCATTTACAAGTCCGGCTCCGTCGCCTAATGACCCATTGTTCATTTCTCTGCGAATCAAAAATAACTCGGCAGAAATATATTCGCGCATTGCAACCCTCATTAACTATGCATTCGAAACCCGTTTGTATAAAGGCGACGTCAATAGCGGAACAATTTTGGAAAATTTAATGGGAAAGGTGGTTATTATACTGGACAAAACTAGTTCACCCAAATACAAAAACTTCATGAGCTGTTCTAGTTCCACCTGCTACAAATTAACCGAATATGTAAATATTGAAGCGGGAACAATTGGATTTCCAAAATACACATATACAAATTTAGAAACACTTCCCCAAAAATTGGTGACTCCAAGTAAAGATGAATTGGGAACAAATATTCAAAGTTTTATGATAATGACGCCTACGCAGATAGACCATAATAAACCGCCAAATCCGGTTGATACCATATCAAAAATATTTCCTCAATTCTTTTTGTATAAATTTTACAAACCAGGCGAAGAATTGACCGACTATGAAAATATATTTAATGAAAATCAGACGGCGCTTGTTCCAGTATCAGCCATTATATCAAATAGCCAAAAACAAAATTCCGCAACACAATAAAATTATATATGTTAATTGTATATGAACAAATATAATACCCCATTATGCAACAACAAAATGAGTTTTGATGAATGTGAGCTGGCAATTTTGCGCCAAGCCGTGGACGAAAGTGATATGATAAGAGCCAAGAAAACAGTCATGAATGACGACGTTCAAAAAATCATCAATATTTTAGAAAATTTTTTGCAAAAAAAACCGCTGATTTGTTATGGCGGCACGGCAATCAATAATATTCTGCCAAAACAGGACCAGTTCTATAATCGAGAGTTGGAAATCCCCGATTATGATTTTTACTCAAAGACCGCGCTCAGTGACTCAATTGAGTTGGCGAATTTGTATGCCGATGCCGGATACAAAGAAGTCGAGGCAAAATCGGGCATGCACCACGGAACTTACAAAGTGTTTGTGAATTTCATTGCGGTAGCCGATATCACTCATTTGCACGAGGATATTTTTGACGCCTTATACACAGATTCAATCAAAGTGGCGGGAATCAAATATGCCCCTGCCAATTTCCTGCGTATGAATATGTATTTAGAACTGTCTAGACCCATGGGTGACGTCAGCAGATGGGAAAAGGTTTTCAAAAGATTGTCTTTGTTGAACAAGCACTATCCTGTGAACCCATCAACCAATTGCGACAAAGTTGAGTTCCAGAAAAAAATGGAGGAAGAAACCATTCGTTCTATTATAAGCAGAGACAGTGTAAGTGAAAAAAGCTATTTAAATCTCTCTACAACCCAGGTAGAAGAAGATATTCACATCATTATTCGCGACAGTTTAGTATCATTGGGTGCCATATTTATTGGCGGGTATGCATGCTCACTTTACTCCAAATACATGCCTGAAAAGGAAAAACGCAAAATAGAGAAAACCGCGGACTTTGATGTGATTATCGACGATATTGACAAAGCCGCCATCATTATCAAGGAACAATTGGAAACCAATGTCAAGGAGAAAATTGTATTGATAGAACACGCAGAAATCAGCGAAATTATTCCGCGAAACATTGAAATCAAGATTGGCGATGATTCAGTCGCATTTATTTACGAACCTATTGCGTGCCACAGTTACAACAAAATAGAGGTCGACAAGAAGGAAATCAATATTGCAACCATTGATACATTGTTGTCGTTTTATTTGGCGTTCCTCTATTCAAAGAAGGAGTATTACAAGAATAAAGACAAGATTCTCTGCATGGCGATGTTTCTTTTCGACGTCCAACAGAGAAATCGTCTTAGCCAAGAGGGGTTATTGAAACGATTCACAATCGATTGTTATGGAAAACAGAAAATGCTGGAAGACATTCGCACAGAGAAGGCGGAAAAATTCAAAGAATTAATACCAAAGAAAGGCAGTATTGAATATGATGAATGGTTTTTGAAATACAATCCAAATGATAAGCGCAAAAAGACAATAGGAAAACAATTGAAAAGTGTGACTAAGGAAATTATTTTGTCACCAGATGCGGTTCGACAAAAGAAGAAAACAGTTGGTAAAAAATTTAAAAAACATAATAAGCGAAAGGTATCGTTCAAAAAACCAAAAAGAGAAAAGCATTTTTTATTTTAATTTTTTCCCAAATGCATCATATATTTACCACCATAAATATATAATGAGGTAAAAACAAACTCATTTTTTTTTATTTTTATTTTTTTTTTTATCATTCAGTGGGTTTGTTGATGCAATTTCCGATTTCTCTAAATCTTCACTGGAAAGACCCCATTGAGAGACTGCACAATCCTCAATTGATTGCACAATTGTGTCTTTTTCGCCAATAGGTGCATCGTCCCATGGTGTTTCATGAAATTTGATATCTTCATCAATCTCATTCTGGAGTGTTTTTATTTTATCCTGTAGTTTGGTAAAATATTTAAGCTGCGTTTCCTGAAAAAAAGTGCAATAATTGGTATACAGCTCAATTTGGTCTTTCAAAATTTTGTTGTCATATTCCAGAGTATTGATAAAATTGGCAATTCGGATTCCACTTTGAGATTTAAATTTGTATTTATTAATAGAGATTTCATTTTCTCTCAATCTGCAAATTAAACATGTGATTAATTCGACCACATTATCATGAACCAAATAAATATTTTCCAAAGAATACTCGCCAAATGGTTCTAAATCATTGTATACGGGGTGCTGTAAGACAGTGGGAATATCAATCTTGTAATCCTCAAAAAGTTTGTGCAACATATTATACAAATTGTAATAGTCGCAATAAGCACGATTTGTCAACATTATAAAATTTTTATGCAAATTGTCGGTGTCAAAATGCATCGCCTTATATTGAAAATGGAACGACTCCAGACAAATGAGAAAAATCTTCTTGGAATCATTGTCATTGATTAGGTCCGTGTGAATTTCTTTTAATTGCCCGATTTTTCTTTTGATGGCCGCCCTCATCTCTACGATTTTTTCAATGATGCCCTTCACTTCCATAAATTTATTTTTCAATTTGAAGATTTCATCATCCATCCTTATACAAATACGAATTATATTTTTATCCATTTTTCAGGGAACATGGTGTCAGTGTTTTCCTGAATGAGTGGTCCAAACCAGACCGAAGGATAGCAGACGATTTTCTCTGGGTCCATATTCAAATAAGCCCCCCACCAACTGAAACTGCTATTTGCAATTATATTGTGTTTGCAACAACTCATTGAAAGCATCTCTTCCCAATCGGTCTCTTCTAAATGTCGCACAAAAGTGATTTTGTCCCTAAATTCGTTTTTCAAGATAGCCACATCTTTCTCTACAGATTCAAAATCTTCTTCTTCGCAAAAATAGTAGACAGTAAACAGACTTTCATCGAATAACAAGATGTAGTTGAGTGCATTTGCATAATAATCAACCCCCATAATTGGGTGACAATCCGGCAAATCTTTGTAATCACCTCTTCGAAAATGGAGAGAAATGCTATTTTTTTGATTTATATTTTTTTTTTTAACATTTTGAAATTTCTCTACATCCAGCATTTTCAAAATGGTTTTCAAATGGTTGTCAAAAAATTTGTAACTTTGAAAATATCCATTGAGTGTAATATTTTCTTTAGGTTCAGGCAGTTTTATGAATCCATGGGTCCCCTGATTCACCAAAGTAGTTTGCGGTATACTCGTTGTAACATGGTCGGAAATAGATGATAGCAAAGTGTCCCAATAAGTCCGCCGTTTCCCAAGATTTGCACTGTATTCAAAAATAAAATTGATATTATGTTCGATTGCGTAAGCAATGGTTGCAAAAACTTGGAATAATTGATTTCCAAGACCGCCGTATAATTTGCAAGTTACAAAGTGCGTCGTCATATATGAATTTGAATAGTTCTATTTTTACGTGGTTTAGTCGGAATTATATTTTTCTCTCATATATTATAAACAAAAATGGCTGAAAAACAAAAACCCGAAGACCCTGCTTCTGTAGCTCCTGCCGCTACAGGAGAACTTGAAAAGAAGGAGCCTGAAATCAAAGTTGAATGGTCACCCGAAAATGAGAAAATTTTGGTCGAATGGTGTGATATTGCAAAATGTTATAAATGGTTGCACACCCGAGCCCACCAGAACTATTCCACAAAACACGCGTGGTTCACAATTCCCGCAATTATTCTCTCTACTATTTCAGGAACGGCATCTTTTGCCCAAGGCAGTTTGCCGGTATCAATGCAGACTTATGCTCCAATGGTAATTGGTTCCGTGAATATTTTCATTGGTATCCTAACAACTATCCAGCAGTATTTGAAGATTTCCGAATACAATGAGTCGCACCGAGTCTCTGCAATTGCGTGGGACAAATTTGCGAGAAATATCCGCATTGAATTAGCGAAACACCCTGACGAGCGTTCATCCGATGCGGGTCATTTTTTAAAAACCAATCGCGACGAATTTGACAGATTGATGGAGACGAGTCCTTCCATCCCGATTCCAATTGTTGACGAATTCTTGGAGACATTTTCTGGCGAAGAAGTGCAAAAATGGTATAAATGCTGTTCTGACAAAAAGAAGAAGAACGACCACAAAATCAAAAAGCAAGAAGAGTTGAAGAACAGAGCTAAAATGTTTGAAAAACTGAAGAAACCTGATGTGTGCAACATCATTGTGACATCCGATGATGACCGTCATCCATGGTATAAGGACCCAAATGCATTAAGAAAAAAAGACGACGTTTTATATTCAGTGGTTTCACAGAAAATAACCAAGATACAAGAAGAAGCGTTGAAGAAACAGAAAGAAATCAAACAAGAATATGAAGACAAAATTCAGTTAGAAAAAGACACGAGAGAACAGGAAGAACAAGAGAAGAAACGGCGACAAGAAATTCAGCAAAAGTTTATGAATGGAACTGTAGCAATTGCGAATAAAATCAAAGAACAGAATCGTCAAATTGACGAATATGTTCGACTGTTCTCGTTGAACCATGGACGCAAACCGCTGAAAGACGAGATTAGCGATGGATTACGTTCCAAAGTTGATGCCGATATTTTAACCAAGTATTTAGAAAAATATGGTAGCGAGATGATTAATTTAGTAATAGATGATGAGGAAGATAGTGCAGTATAATAAGATTATTGTGGTGTCTGAATACGTTTTACCGTGAATAGGAACAAAATTGCAAGCAGAACAATCCAAACATTGCAACAGTATATTGTGAAAATGGTCCGAGACGATTTAATATTGAATGTGATAAAATACAGTAAACCTGCGATAACTATCCACCATGAAAATAAAATAAAACTGTAATTTGGTTTACTACTCAAAAAATCTAGCATAATTGTTTTTCCAATAATTCCCAGAAAATCAGTATGTAAAAGTGTGCTTTTTGCATAACTAATTTCTCCGCGTTCTGGGTCTTTTCCTTCTGATTCTTTTTCTACTTCATCCATTATAATAAATTATAAAATATAAATATGTTATAATTTTACTCAAATTTTGGTAAACTGAGTTGTATTTTTAATAATAAAAAATGGTTGTTTTTGAGAAAATAATTCACCCTTAACATAAAAAGAGTTTGTATTTTCAAATGAAATAATATTTTGTTTGTAGTAATTTAAATTCTCGGTATCCATAATGCATTCATATTCCATTGGTAATAAAGCGAATCGTTCAAGTGATTCTGCATTTTGTGGGTCCAATGGCAGAAAACTAAAATAGAAATATGTTCCAATTTCGTCAATGTCTGTTAAAAAATCTGCAACATTTTTTGAATTTAATTCTTCTTTGGTTACGTTGACAATTTGATTATTTTCATTTTTTTTGCACAAATATCCGCTATAGGGGGAGCTTACATTTTCGTTAACGTAGAGCCATGTATTATTGGCGAATAAATCTTTAATTATGTTGTCAGTATCTAAATTGAATACTTTATTTAAAAAAACCAGTTCATTGGGTATGCATGGAATAAAATTAGTTGGAGGTAATGCTTCAATTTTTACAAATACAAAAACAGCATTACTTTCAGAAATGTATGGAATATAACCAATAAAAGATGGTTCTTGTTGTCCTTCAAACATTTTTTTTACAAATTCAACCACTTGTGTTTTGAACATTGTGTCTAAAGATTCTTCATTTTTATCGTTGTCAACAAATCCACCGACAATTATACCATTGTTTTGTGCAACCATTGGTTGTTGTTGTTCATTCATTGGTTGTTGTAGTTCATTCATTGGTTGTTGTTGTAGTTCATTCATTGGTTGTAGTTCATTCATTGGTTGTTGTAGTTCATTCATTGGTTGTAGTTCATTCATTGGTTGTTGTAAAGATTGTTCCATTGGTTGAGAACCTTGTTCTAAATTAAAATTAAAAACAGGAAATGTAATATTTGAATCTTTATGCTCAACAATATATTTAACAAAATGCGTATCTAAATCTGTATTTATAGCAAATGCACAAATATATGTTTTAATATTACTTTCTGTACTTTTAAATGATGTAATTTTATCATATAAATAATCAGCATTTGGATAAGAACTAGCACCAACAACAAGATTTTGAATAGGATTTTGAAGAGGATTTTGAAGAGGATTTTGAAGAGGATTTTGAAGAGGATTTTGAATAGGATTTTGAATAGGATTTTGAAGAGGATTTTGAAGAGGATTTTGAACAGGATTTTGAACAGGATTTTGAACAGGATTTTGAACAGGATTTTGAATAGGGTTTTGAATAGGGTTTTGAATAGGGTTTTGAATAGGGTTTTGAATAGGGTTTTGAATAGGGTTTTGAATAGGGTTTTGAATAGGGTTTTGAATAGGGTTTTGAATAGGATTCATATTAGGATTATCAATAGAATTTTGAACAGGATTCATATTAGGATTATCAATAGAATTTTGAACAGGATTTTGAACAAGATTATCAATAGAATTTTGAAGAGGATTATCAATAGAATTTTGAACAGGATTCTGAAGACCATGACCAGGGTTTTCTCCTCCTTTTTGTTTTTTAAATTTATTAATATTTTTGTTAGAAAACATGTATATATATTGTTCAAATAATTTTAGTAAGAATATATATACGAATGAATTTATTAGATAATACTCAAAATCAAATAAAAAATATTACAAAAACTTTATTAGATAATACTCAAAATCAAATAAAAAATATTACAAAAACTTTATTAGAACCATCCAATATTTCTTATGGATTTATTGGTTTAACTACTGTGTTATTGGGATATTATACATTTTTTGAAAATAATATTGAAAATCCATTGCCCGATACTTTAGCATCTCCATCAGAATCAGCTGCATCTCAGCCCAATACTGCATCATCTGAGACTAGTAATACATCATCATTAAATCCATTTGCATCATCTGAGCCGAGTACTACATCTAGTGCTGCATCGTCGTTGAATCCATTTGCATCTGATGAAAAACCAATAATTAGTGGAGGAAAAAGAAAATTGAAAAAAACTAGAAAATCTAAAAAATAAATATTACAAAATATTGGTTAATGCATCTTTTTGTTCAGGAGTTAATGATTCTGGAAACTTGACATCAAATTCTAAAATTAAATTTCCAGTAGTTCCTTCTCGAACCATTCCCAGATTTTTAATCACTTGTTTTGCACCAGTAAACAATACAACATTCACATTCAAGCTAAGTTGTTTTCCATTAATATAATCCATTTTGAATTTAAATCCACACAATGCCTCTTTCAAAGTAATTGTTTTTTTATAATACAAATCAATTCCTTTTCTCACAAATTCAGATTCATCAGAAGACACTGTAATATTTAAATGGACATCTCCCTGTATTTGTTTGTCTCCAGCATTAATCACATTTCCTTTTGATTGTAAGATTATAGTCTCTCCATTATCAATGCCTTGTGGAACATTTATATTGAATGATTCTGATTCATTTATTTTCAAATCACCTTCTTGGACCCATCTCTCAATTTCAAACTGAATGGGTGTTCCAGTATATGCTTGTTTCAACGTAATCTTAATATCTTTGACAATTGGTGGTGGTTTTTGGATATGTCTTTGGAAAATCATGCCAGGCATTCCATGTATTTCAATGTTTGGACCACCCTGTCCAAAAAGCATTTCGAAAATATTTACTCCACCTGGGCCGGAACTAAATCGCATTTCTTGGCCTTGACCGAATGGTCCGCCTTGACCGAATGGTCCGCCTTGACCGAACGGACCAAAAGGGCCAAAAGGATGACCCTGACCAAAAGGATGACCCTGACCAAAAAGGTTTTGTGTGCCATTCAATTCCATATCATAAATTTCTCTCTGTTGTTTATCACTCAACACATCATTTGCTGAATTGATTTCTTGCATTTTTTTGTTGGCTTCTTCTTGTTCTTCGGGCGTTTTAGTCTTAACCTTATCCGGATGAAATCTCATCGACATTGCACGAAATGCTTGTTTGATGTCTTTCTCGCTAGCATCTTTCGAAACACCCAAAGTTTCATAATGGTTCGGCATTTTATATAAGTAATCTGTAAAATTATTTATATAAGTTTTACGAATATGGATAAAATCCATATAAAACTTTATTTGGTAATTATCCTAACAAATGGACCCCGACACTTTTATATTAAAATACAAACCATATTTTATCCGCGATTTTTATCTAGAACCTGCACACATTACTGTTCTAAATGCATTAAAAGAACTGGATGACCTAAATCTGCTGATTGTTGGAAATGCATGTTCCGGAAAAACATCACTGATTTATGCAATAATTCGCGAATACTATAGAATGAATGAAACCGCTGTTTTTCCGGAACACAATATTATGTTTATCAACAATTTGAAAGAACAAGGCATCCAGTTTTTCAGAACTGAGATGAGAACATTTTGCCAATCATCATCAAATATTCTAGGTAAAAAGAAAATTATTGTGGTGGACGATATTGACACAATCAATGAACAAAGTCAGCAAGTTTTTCGCAACTATATTGACAAATATTCTAAAAATATTCATTTCATATCGGTTTGTTCAAATATTCAAAAGGTGAATGAAAGTCTGCAATCCCGTTTGCACATATTGAAAATAAACCAGGTAAATCGCGCAAATTTAGAAACCACAATGGCAAAAATTGTGGAAAAAGAGGGTTTAATCATTGACGCCGACGCCAAAGAATTCATATTAAATATCAGCGACAATTCAATTCGCGTTTTAATCAATCATTTGGAAAAAATATACATTCTTGGTCAACCAATTAATATGGACCTAGTTCACAAATTATGTTCCAACATTTCGTATGTGCAATTTGACAATTATATTGGTAAGTTGAGGTCGCGTGATTTGAATGGTGCAATCAAAATATTATATGAAATCTACGATTACGGTTATTCGGTGATAGACATATTGGATTACTTTTTCACATATGTAAAATTCACTAAAAATTTGGAAGAAGTTGAAAAATATCGAGTTCTCCCTTTTCTCTGCAAGTATATCACAATTTTCCACAAAGTCCACGAAGATGTCATTGAACTCGCATTTTTTACCAATAGTTTGATGGCGTCCGTAAAGTAATCCAAATAAAATACTGCAAATATAATAAATGGCTTCAACACACAACCTTGACATAAACACATACTCTTTAGACGAAATTTTTGGTCTCTTTGATTTAAATTATAACTTGACCGAGGATTCTATGCGCGCCGCGAAAAAAAAAGTTCTCATGATACACCCTGACAAATCGCGTCTTCCTGCAAACTATTTCCTCTTCTACAAACAAGCATACGAAATTGTATTGAACATATACAAGCAAAAATCCAAATTCAATGATAATGCAAAGGGGGCACCACAGCAATATACTCCGGATGTCGAACAGCATGCATCCATTGGCAACAATGGAGCCCCTCCTGCAGATGCCAACATTTCAAAGAAGTTTTCAAATACCAAATTCAACGAGTTGTATGACCAAAATATGGTGAGAAAAACGGACACATCCCGTTTTGACTGGTTCAGACGCGACGAACCGGTTATGGACGATTTTAGTAAACGACAAGTGAATCCAAAAAATATGGGGTCCGAACTAGAAGCAATCAAGCAAAAACAATCGGCCCTCCAAGTGTATAAGGGCGTCCAGGAGATGCAGAGTGGCGGAGGCACCAGTTATTTTGAAGACGATGAAGAATCGAATGAATATGTGGCCTGCGACGTTTTTAGCAAATTGAAATTCGACGATTTGCGCAAGGTGCATAAAGACCAGACAGTGTTTGCGGTTTCAGAGGCGGATTTTAACAAGAGACCGCAATATAAAACGGTGGACCAGTTTGTGAGAGAACGAGATGCCGGAGGGAGTGCACCCTTGTCAAAAGCCGAAGCAGCAGGTTTATTGGAGAGACAACAGAAAGAAAAAGAACAATTGATTATGAACAAACAGCATCGCGACTACATGTTGCAAAAAGAGTATGAGGAAAAACAAAAATCGGTTCGCGCGGCGTTTCTCCAACTTCGTTAAGGGAACTACGTTCCCTTAAGAACCCTCCTTTTGTTTTTCATATGAATTATATAATTTTATATAATCAATATTCCAATAAAAGGAGGGGGTATGGGGGAACGTAGTTCCCCCAAATATATCTGCGATTATTATAATATCAAATAATGTTTGACAAAAAATACGCTTACCATTATTTAATTGCAATTGGCGCGATTGGAGTAGTCAGTTATTTTGGCGACAAAATCAAACAGGGATTATCCAGCAATGATGCAGAGAACGAGCTGATTCGCAAATATTTATTGAATGAGTCGCCCCTTTATGGAATGAACCGACCCAAGCTTTGGATTCACAGCACCTATGAGAAAAACGCTCGCCAATGGAAGGATTTTTACAGCCGAAATACCACCGATTTGAACCAGCCATATATTCATCTCACAATTAAATCAATCATCAACCATTGTGGAGCGGATTTCAACATTTGTCTGATTGACGACGAAACCTTTAGCAAACTCATCCCCACTTGGGAAGTCAACATGGCCACTCTTTCCGAGCCCCATAAATCTACTTATCGTGAGGTTGGAATGTTGCAACTTCTCTACTTGTATGGAGGAATTATTGTGCCAAATTCGTTTATTTGTATGCAGAACTTGGCGCCCCTTTTGGCCGAGCAGCCATTTGTGGCAGAGATGGTAAATCGCACGTGCAACGCGTCCAATCAGAATTTTATGCCGTCCACCAAATTTATGGGTGCAAAGAAGGGATGCCCCGTTATACAAAAGATGTTGGCGGAAAACAAAGCGGATGTGAACCGCCACTTCACAACAGAAGACAAATTTTTAGGAAATACTCAACAATGGTTATACAATGAGGTAAATGCAGGGTCAATGCAATTGGTCAATGGTAAACGAATTGGAACAAAAACAAGCAGAGGAAAACAGATTTTATTGGAAGACCTGATGGGCGAGGACTATCTAGATTTGGATAAAGATGCGTATGGAATTTACGTGCCCGCGGAAGAAGTTTTGGCCAGACCTAAATACCAATGGTTGGCCTATTTATCTTCGGAAGAAGTTTTGAAAACCAATGCAGTTATAATAAAATACTTGAAATCGTCCACGGTGGATGCAGTCAATGAGTATTTTTCTGAAACAAATGTGTTGAAGAGTGTCTCTACCATTTAAAGGGAACCTACGGTTCCCTTTTGAACCCTCCCTTTTGACACTTTTGAACCCTCCCTTTTGGCCCTTTTTAGGTCACCAAAAAATATAAACAATTTTTGATTATATTTTTTATGAAAAAGCATTTTGTCAGTGCAAACACTAAATTTTGCTTCCAATATAATATCCTATCATATTGACAACAATATCAATGTATGAATTATTATTTATTTCATTCCAATATCTTTCCGGAACAGGCCAATATGTTTTTACAAAATTATATAGTTTTTTGTTATACACAACAAATCTTTCAAAAACTTCCCATAATATACCAAAAAATAGTGCTAAATAATACTTATTTGGATATATATATCCAATAACAAGCCATAATATAAAATGATTCAATGTAAACAAATCAATTGTTGTTGATTTCATTATATTTATAATTATAAAATAATAATTTTTCAAAATGGAATGGGTATAAAGATTTTTATGTAAAATCTTTATATAAAACATTTATATAGAGCAATCAACAAAATGCTCTGCCAAATATTTAAACGAGAAATTCCCCACCATATATTATTTAATTTGTTGGAAAAAGTATGTTTGAAAACCGAAAAATACTATTTTATTGACGTTGCAGCATACAACAAACTATTGTTTCTGGATTTAAAAAAAGCATTTATTGATGCTCTGACCGAGTATTATTTTTTATCAAAGCGGTTTTATTTAGAGAGAGATTTCACATATAGTTCTTTCACAAATATTGTTCGGCAAATTTGCAAGCATGATAATATTAAATTCGAGTCAGAAATCAAATACAGCCACTCCAAATATTATATAAATTTCTTTATATATCTGCCGGAATAAATATATAGCCATATACAAATGAGCAAAAATGCATATGCAACCATTCATTTTGGAAGCAATCCAGTTTATTTGGAATTGGAATTATATTTTTTCATAATGTTGCGAAAATATACAACCAATGATATTTTATATTTATATTCTGCAACGGATACTCCCAAATATTTTGTAGATGCAGTTCGTCCATTTGTAACCGAGGTGATTCCATATGATGATACCGGAATCACATACAATGTCAAATTTGAAAGCGGTTATACAAATTTCAACACATTGAGAACATGCAATTTTATTTTTGCATACAATTTAGAAAAATATAAAAAAATATGTATCATTGAGTCGGATATGGTAATCATGAAGAGTATCGATTCTATTTTTGAATTGAATTCGCCAGCAGTATTATCTTATTACATTAGCAATGCAACTCCGGAAAATGAGAAAATAGTGCACAATGCAAGATTAAACACAAATTTCAAAATTGACAACAACCCAGCAGAAGTTATTGCAAGATGCAATCAAAAGGGTAGACTCAATGGAGGTGTTATGTTGATTGAACCGAGTGTGCGTTTATTTGAAAAGTATATTGAAAAAATTCCTGACATTATCAGAAAAACATGTAAATATCCAAATGAGACGCTTTTTGAGTATGTCAACAATGCATATTATAATTTGCCGGTTCGATATAATTTATCGCATTATCACGCAAAACCAAATATTTTGAAGAACTACAATTTATCAAAAGATGATGTTTTGGTTTTTCATTTTAACGAGACTGATTATAAACATCTTGATACTATTAAAAATCCGGTTGATGAAAATGGAGAGAATTGGTTGGATATTTACAGGAGCACAACCGACCCAAAATATGCAATTAAAAAGATTCCAGTGTTGCATTACAAGGAATTTGTGTATGATGAAAATCATGGACAAATCGAAGATATTATTTTGGGGTTTAAACCGGCAAAGAATTCAATCCGCACAGCGGATTTGAATTCTTCTAGGTTAGTGACAGATAATGATTTAAATCCTAGCACCAGAGGTGAGGATTTAAATCTTCATCTGTTTAAACGACCTCCGTCGCCAAAAGAGACGCCACCATCATCTTCACCATTATCAAAAGAAGAAAAAAAAGATGAGAAAACCCAAAAATGGATAGACCGCGTGAACGATTTGGTTCAACGAATTTCGGCAATTCAAACAAAAAAAAAGTTATTAAAATTTCATACCAATTATATTCAGCCCATTTTAGAAATAACCAAGACCCATAAATTGAATATGGTTATCAAAAATAAAATTAAAGAATTAACGGATGCTTATGAATTTAAAATGAGTGAAATGCCAATGAGTGAAACATCCATAAATAAAACTAAGAAAAAGAAAAGTAAAAGTAAAAAGAAAAGTAAAAGTAAAAAAGATTTGTAAATATTCGTAAATATATCAAATAAAAATGCATATTTGATATATATAATGCAATTCACTCCTCAAACAATATCCAGAGTTATTGCTCCAGTAGTAGAAGAATTTAGTCGTTCCGATTTTGAAGAATTACTTAGACAAAACCCTGGAAAAGTTGTATTGAAATTTGGCGCCACCTGGTGTGGTCCTTGCAAAACAATTGAACCATTGGTGAATCAATGGTTTTCAAAAATGCCTGAAACGGTTCGATGCGCAACAATTGATATTGATGAGTCGTTTGACCTATATGGTGCATTGAAGGTAAAGCGCCAAATTAACGGTATCCCAGCCATCCTTTGTTTCAACAAAGGCAATGTAAGTTATATTCCAGATATGACAGTTGTTGGAGCAAATGTTGACCAGGTCAATGCATTTTTCAGACAAGTCTTGGGGTAAAAACGTATCTAAATTAAACTCTTGAAGATTTAATTAAAATGAGGGGGGGTATAAGCCGTCATACGCTTGCATCCGTAAAGCAGTTCTCACCATCTATTTTATAATTAAAAGGAGGGGGTTTGGGGGAACGTAGTTCCCCCATTATAGGTATAAGCTCTGGTTTGTCGCCACATATTTAAGAATTAGCCCATCAATTTGGGACAATTTATGCGCAAGTTCTACACAACTGGTTGTTGTGCCCATCAATTCACGACCAAGCGTCGATATTTTCAGAATGGCCTTTGTAAAATCACCAATAGAAACGCCATTTGCTTCAATCTCGGAAATCACTGACTTGCATTCTGCCTCGTTAGTACACTCACACCATGCATACATGCAATCTATTAAATCATAGCACAAACCATCTAGACCGGTGTCTTTCATATGGATTCCATATGACTCTTCCAAAACCAATAATTCGGACCGCACCTTTTCAAAATTTTTGATTTTTTCATTCATAAAAGGCTGGTCGCAATAATTTGAAAACCCGGGATAAATTCGGCATTCCTCATTGACACGCACATCGGTAAAAAGGCTGAAAAAGGCAACCAAATCTTTTGGTTCAAAATCCTCAAAGTTATTCCAGACTGAACTAATGCGTGCAACCAAAATTGGGTTAATTTCGGAGACTACTCCTGCAACCAATGTATATTCGTCTTCCCTAATCATTTGGATTACACCAACATCAACAAGTACACGCATCAGTCGCACAACTTTATCCAATATATAATTTTGGTTTGCATGCAACCTTAATCGTATTTCATCCAATGTCTTTTGAAACTTCAGATAATCAATATAGAAAACATAATCTTTTTCCAAATTCGGGTTCTCTGCAAACATTTTGCGAATACTAATGTCAATCTCCTTTCTCTTCTTGTTGGCCGAAAATTGTTGTTTTACTAGTAAATCAGAATATGTTTTGAGGGTTTCTCTCGATGTTTTCAAATTTGCAAATCCTTGTTCTTTCTGCTCAATCTTCTTTTCCGTATCTTCCACTTCTCTCAATAATCCCGCGGACATCTTATCCATTTCAGTTTGCAACATTGATTTTGCAATGAACTTCTCAATGTCTTTGACCGAGACCTTCTCTGCATTTTTGAAAAGATTTAGGACGACAGAATAATAAATCTGGAACTTGCTTTCCAGCTTTTGCGGTTTACCGCACAACACCTCCTTGTAAGTGGTCATGGACGGGAGTTCAAAAAGGTTTGAACAATGAACCACGTGACCAACAGTGTCAATGCCTCGGCGACCTGCACGACCTGCCATCTGCGTATATTCGTGGGGCAAAAGGTATCTGGGCGAATCTCCACCATCGTATTTCTTCAAATTGATGAAGACCGCGGTTTTAATGGGGCAGTCGAGTCCAATTGCAAAACTTTCAGTTGCAAAAAGAACTTTGATATATTTCTTGGAAATCATGAATTCCACGATTTCTCTCAAGACTGGAATCATGCCTGAATGATGGATTCCGATTCCCTTCTCCAAAAGTGCTACCAAGTTCTGGTATTCAGGAAGACCTTGATATTCTCTCCAGTTAGGGAGACGTTTCAGAATGGATTCGCACAATAAGTGAACCTGTGGTCCAGAGGAACCACTATGCTCATCATTTAAAGGAGGGTTCATAAGGGAACCATCGGTTCCCTTAATTTCTTCGGCGCACTGTTCCACCGCTTTTCTGGAAAAAACAAAGCAAATGGCCGGCAACATATCTTGGTCTCTCAGATGAGCAAACAAATTATTCAATACGGTTTTACGTTTAAGATGCACATCATTTCCTGCCAATGCATCCAAAACCATTTTGGTTTCTTTATAGGTGGATTCATTGAAAACCCCATCGGCAGACCGGATAGGCAAACATTTATCCACAGATTTGCGAAATTTGGCTTCTGTCTCTTTGTCTTTCATTTTTTTGTAAAGCCCTTCTGTTCCATTCATGTAAACATAATGGGTTAGTGGCACAATACGAGTATCTGTCGAACAAATTACGACTTGCTTTAAGAGCGGGTCGCCAAGCTTCGGGTCGCCAAGCTTCGGGTCGCCAAGCTTCGGGTCGCCAAGCTTTTGGTCGCTTCGTGCTTCAATCCAGCGCGCCGACTTGACCGGGTCATCCAGCGTAGCTGAAAGCATCACCATCTGCACATGTTGCGGCATCATCAAAATGGTCTGTTCCCACACATGGCCTCGATGCGCATCATTGATATAATGAAACTCGTCAAATACAACACACCCCAATTCGTTCTCTATGTCCATTGAAAAGGAAAGTGACGAATCTTTTCTGTTCTCGGATTGTGTAAAAAGCTGGTTCATCAATATTTCAGTTGTCATAATTAAAACCTGTGCACTCGGGTTCGTTTTGATATCGCCGGTCAGTAATCCAAATGTAATGTCCGGATACTTTTGCGTAAAATCAAACGTCTTTTGATTGGAGAGAGCCTTGATGGGTGAACAATAAATGACGCGTTTACCCAGACCAGTAAAATGCCTGATTGCAAATTCTGCGGGCAAAGTTTTTCCAGAACCGGTTGCTGCCGTCACTAAAACATGATTTCCATCCACAATACCTTGGATAGCATGTTTCTGAAAAGGGCTCAGGTCATGTTGAAATAATTTGAAATATTCTCCATATTTCGAATCATTTGAATAATTATTATTGTCAGTTGTTAATACCATTATTTATAAGTTTATTAGCACAATATGTTTATATTGTTTATAAAAGAGAATAAAGGTTTTTCCAAATAATTGTTTAATAAAATGGAAAATATTCTCTACGAAATAGAAGACCATGAAGATAATGTGCAAAAAATGGACAAACAATCGACAAAATCATATTTGAAGGACTTTGCAGATGATGTGAAAAGCATAAAAAAAACTTACAAATATGCAAAGAAGGTTTACAGAATGACACTTTTCTCTCTTGAACATGATTTTTTAGCGGAGGATTATATTGAGCATTACAAATCACTTTCTTCCAACCTTTATGGAAAAGATTTCATGAGTGAGTTTGATATTTTTATAATTAGGAAATTCAATGAATGATTTATCTAGGCATTTTTTCGTATGTATAAAATCAAAGGGAAGGGGTAAGCGTAGCGACTGCATAGGGGAAAAGATGCCTTTGGCATCTGACGGTCAGCACGCAAAGCGTGCTTTACCGTAGGTTTCCCTTATATTTGAACTGCCCATCTCCAATTGGAATTTTATTGGCGCGCCAAGCTTTACTAGCTTCATCAAAATCAATTGTTATTTTATACTGCTGACCCTTTTTCTTGGGTAAATTGTTGTATAATATAGTATCAGGTAAAACACGACGATTCAAATTCAAAGCAATTGCTTCTTCCAATGGCTTCGCATTCGCATTCGCATTCGCATTCGCATTCGCTTCTTCCAATAATTTTCTCGTTTGACTTCTTGTTTGCATTTTTTATAATTTTGTTTTCTCTCCAGATAAACCAAAATTAATTCAATTTTATAGGTTCAAAGTTTGATTATACAATCTGCGGAAGAAATATGTATGTTCAAGAGTTTTTATTTTACGGAATAATTTTAATCTTAGTAGTCCGATATTTATACATTTGCATCAAATATCCATTCTGGGCGCACATGCCCGTGTACCACACCTATGATTACCACAACTTTTTTTCAAGGACCAGTAGAGAAATGCAACTATTCCCCTATAAGAACAAGTTCTCTAATGCCATCCAAATAAAAACAATTAGTTACTATGAACTGAACGACACATATATTAAATATTTTGCAGAATTACTCCAATGTTTTTATATTCCCGCAGATGATATTTTATACACACTCGTAGAGAAAGATGTGAAATCCCGTTTTAGCGGACATTTTGATACACCATTTCTCTCCTTTTATAATGAAAAGAACTATGTCTCTACAGGTAAGTCATCTGAAAAACAATTTGATATCTTGAGCACCAATGTGGAAATTCAATTGTTTCCAGAACCCAAGGGCTGTATTGCCTCGTATCCGGTGCACACGTTTTATCATCCAATGAATGAATATCGGTCTGCCAATTATTTGACATACATATCGGTGGATCGTGCTTATAAATCGCAAAACATTAGTCGAAATCTTATATCTACCCATGACTACAACGTGCGAAGGTATAATCCAGATGTTAGAATTGGACTTTTGAAAAAAGATGTTGGTATAAGTGAAGGCGTAGTTCCGCTTCTCACTTTCTCTACAGGTTTGTTCCAAATAAATGTGAGTAAGACAAAACAACGAGTGCGCAACATTGTTCAGGTGTATCGACAAAACTGGGATATCATGATGGATACATTGCATGGATTGTTTAAACCCAATGTTCTCTACGATTTTGTTGTAGCAATTGATATTGGTGCTATTAAATCCAGAATTGATGGAGAGATACTTTTTGTTTATGCGTTTTGTGAACAAGGCAATGTGTTGGCAATGTATTTTATAGAGGATGCACATACACACTATGAACAAGGTGCTAAAAAAAGTTTGCGATTAGTGGCATCCATCAATAATGGATTATCCGAAAGCCTATTTTTTCAAGGGTTTTTGGAATGTTTGCGGAAATTGCAAAAACGGAATCTGGATTTTAAAATGCTGTTGATTGATGACATCGGACACAATGAACAGTTGATGATGCAATTAGAACCCGTTGAAAAAACTACGGGAGCATATTACTTTATAAATTGGATGTTTCCACATAAGGTCATGAGAGAAAAAACGTTTATAATGGTTTAGATTTTTTAATTAAATCTCGCAATCTATTACTTATTTTACGTCTTGTTGATATAGGAGCAGGAGCAAATGTTGTTGGACCTGTAGAACTTGTTGCCGTAGAACTTGTTGCCGTAGAACTTGTTGCCGTAGAACTTGTTGCCGTAGAACTTGTCGCCGTAGAACTTGTTGCCGTAGAACTTGTCGCCGTAGAACTTGTCGCCATAGGTGCATCCATTAGTTCCTTGATTTCATCCAAATTTTCTTCCAGTTCGCTTTTAATAAACCCATAACGTGTTCCAATAATATTTAAAAACACAGGTGTATTCAAGAGTTTTCGGCCGAGTTTTATTCTATCGTTTAACCCATTCAAAAATATACGTTCATTTGTTGTAATAAATTTTTTATATTCCTCAATTAATTTTGAATTATCGCCATCATATTTTTGTGACGAATTCTGAATTGTTGTATTACCATTGATATTTTGAATAATCTGATTAGTGATTTCAATTTTTTTCATATCATCTGGATGGTGAATTGCAATAGTTTGAAAATCACTTTTATCCATGTTTAATGGATTGGATGGGTAAAAAAAATTTTGACTTTTTATTTTTATTTTTTTTGGATTAAATTTCATTATATCGCCCTTTATTGGATAATATACCTTATGTATTTTGGCATATTCTTTCTGGTTATTATTGTCAAAATTGTTATAAACAATTTTATAATCTACCAATAACCCATCTTTATGATATGCAACTATTTTTATAAAATCGGGTTTGCCTCCACGCAACAATCGTCTGGTTTTTATTTTGCGTTTTTGTTTATTTTTTCTTGTTTTCATGTATATATATTACTATACATTTTCGGGAGTATTAAAATATTTCTTCCGATATTTTTCAACCTCTTTATCTGGAATTCTATCATATAAAAAAATATGCATTGCTTTCTCTGGATTTGCTAACATTTCAATAATAAAATGGATGGAGTAAACCCCACATTCAGACCCACCATATTGGTGTTTCTTTTTACCAGTAATGTATTTGAATTCAATATTTTCTCTCAGACCCTGTTGTTTAACACTGTTTATAAACTCGGTTATCTTCTTTGGAACAGAACCCGATGCGCTATCAAAAAACATGATGATGCGTTTATTCACGTCAATGAACACCGAGACCCAATGTGAACCAGATTGGTCATGTTTATCTAAATTGAATACGCTGGCAAATCTGCGTTTGCCTTGGCTCATTAATTCTTTCAAATTAAATTTGCAAAGGTCATCTTCAACACACGTTTGCGATGATGTGTCAACAATATAATCATAATCGATGGGGGTTGTTCCTAAATACTTGAAATCTTTGTTCTCCATTTCGTATTGTTCCATGACCATATCAATATCAAAATTGGTTAACCATTCGTTTTTATTTTTGAACCATTCTGGGGGGTGTTCCGGTGCAAAAAGCTGTTTTTTAATTTGTGAACGCAGTTTAACATCGTCAATTTCGTTTATCCATTTTCTCTCATCTTGGCAATTTATTTTCATTCTTAGTTCATGCCAAATAAGTGCAGGTTTTGTCGCAATGATTTTGGTTGCATGGTCTTTGTTATATTCATCGCGGATTTTCAAAAGAACCTCGGGCGTCATGCAAGATGTTGAAACTACTTTCTTATTTTTAACCAATGGGCTGCAATTCAATTGTTTGACTGTCTTTTTTATTAGACGATTGGTCTTTCTTTTTTTTGTTTCTTTCATTATAATATAATATGATTTTACAAAATAGTATTTGAATATTTTGTAAAATAAAAAAACACGCAATATATATAATCTTACCTTTTTTTAAATTTATGCCTTCTTGACAACCTTCTTGACAATCTTCTTCTCAACAGGGGCGGCTGCTGCTGTGGCGGCTGCTGCTGTGGCGGCTGCTGCTGTTACAACAACAACAGGCTTCTCCTCCTCAGGTGCAGGTGCAGGTGCTACTGCAGGCTTAGCTACAACCTTTGGTTCTGGCTTTGGCTTTGGCTCCTCCTCCTCATCACTATCCTCAACCATTGTTTGAGCTGCTGCCTTAGGTTCGGGCACCAAAACCTCCTCCTCAGCCTCAGCATCGTCATTCTCAATAGTATTCTTCTCATCCTCAGAAAGCTTGATGTGGCACTTGCCAAATACAGTAACAACCTCCTTGGGCTTCACTACTGCTTGGACTAACTTCCATGTAACACCCCATCCCTTGCCGCCAATCCAAATGCCACCGCACTGTAAAACACAGGCAACATTACTTAACTTGGGCACAAAGTGTGCAGGTGTCATCTCATCATTCTCGCAGGGGAATATCAAGCTGCCATTTGTATCATATAACTCAACATTCCATCGATTGTCCTTCTCGTAAAAGGGGACCTTAGCACCAAGTGTGGGGCTCTTAGTCATATCGGGCTTCTTGGTTCCCTTAATCTTGGGATACTTGAGAATAGGGAAGAAACTGTACTTGAGGATATCAAGGGTTAGCTTCTCGCCCCACCATAACTCGGAATTCTTAACGGCCTCATTCAAAATCGCAGTCTCAAATGCCTTGACCTTGTCTAAGAACATGGTCGAATTCTTGGTCGCATACTCCTCATTGGGGAAACTGAGCGAAATACTGAACTTTCCATCGGAAACACCAGTAGTTTGGTCTACGAAATCACTGATACCCCAAGTAGTCATGAGGGGTGATGAAATGTGCAATCCACGACCGGTTTGGTTGCTAATAATATTGATTGACTTTCCTTGCTTATCATTTACCTTGGGGGGAGTGAATCGAATTGAATCAGGGACCCAGGCGTTAACATCGAGGACAATAGGTTGAGACTTGGTAGCGGACATTTTTAGTTCTGATATACTTCTATTAGTGGTTTGGCTTTATATAACTTGTAAAACTTGTTATTTGGGGAATTTATGCTTTTAAATAATAGGTTTATCAAAAGTTCAATTTTATGTGTTTATTTTTTCAAATACTTTTTTGTTTTTGTATATTATATATGAGTGATATAAATTTAGATACAAGTTGGGTCGATGCGTATTCAGGTGATCCGCAAACACCTGATATATTGAGTGAAATAAAAACACTTGAAGATGGGGTTAAGCATATATTAAAATTATCGCGGTCATCGCAAACAAAATTAATAAAATTGTTAGATAATATAAAAACAAAGTATGGCAAAACCGTATTGATTTACAATCCAAAGGTTAAATCATATGAAAGTGCATTAAGAAAAGCACAAAATGCAACCGGTGATAAAAATCAAATACTTCGTTTGAATGACGGATATCGAGCATCTGTATTATGCAGTAATTTTCATACTATACCAGAAATATTAGCTGAAATTGATGCATTTTTACCAATGTATAAATTTGAGAAAATGTCTGTATTGAATACATTTGAAAAACCCTGGCCAAATGGATATCAAGATTATAATTGCAGATTAAAAGATGTAGAGAACAGTAACCTGATTGGAGAACTCCAAATTCATTTTTGCCCAATCAAATTATTTTCACAAACTGTTGGACACTTGTCTTATGAAATATTGCGAACCTTAAATCCAGCGGACCCACATACAGAACATGTTAGAGATGCTCTACAGAAAATTGCAACTGCTGGTTACAATTCTGCATTAGAATTAAAGGATAACTGTTGTTTTGATAAAATTAATGAATTGAAAAAAAAATATAATGTTACAGATGAAGATGAAGAACGGATGAGTTCAACTGAAGGAAAAGGACGAAAGACAAAACGAAAACGCAAAACAAAATCTATGTGGGGTTACAAAAAAAAGGAAAGAACAAAAAATAATCATTTTGTAAAGTGATTTATAATAATATTTCTATATATCCAATATAGAAATATGCTTTCAAAGATGGCCAAGCCAGAACCAACTACATATAGAGAAATTTCAAAAATAGATTTATCAACAGTCAAGCTACCAGAACTCAAGAAATATGCACGAGATTTGAATATAAAAGTTTCCGGAAACAAGGCCGAAGTTAAAGCACGAATTGAAACCCAAATTAGATTGACTGTATCTGCAATCAAAATCCAGAAAACATTCCGCGGACACATGGTTTTAGAATGGATGAAATTAAAGGGAACCCGAGAGAACTGTGTGAACGACACAGATTTCTACACTTTAGAGCCATTGAATGAAATTCCCTACCTGTATTTTATAAAATGTGTGGACACATCACACAATTATGGTTTCGATATTAAATCTCTCTGCACATTGGCAACCAAGAATAAAAAGTTTGAAAACCCATACAATAGAGAAAACCTCAAAACAACATTTGGTGCAAAAATGGTGCGGGTTGTCAAACTAACCAATATTCTATTTCCCGGAAATGATTTGATGATGGATATTGCAAATGTATATGAATCATCTACCAATAGAGTAGTAGTAACAGAATCTTTCTCTACATTTTTCCAAAATTTAGACCAATTAACGTTGGACCAGCGCATAACCAATTTGTTTATACATATTGATAGTCTGGGTAATTATACCAACAAAGAATGGTTGACCCAGTTAAGTGAAGACCGTCGCTACTATTTGGTTGTGAAAATAAACCAGTTGTGGAATAAAATATCAAGTGTTGTAAGACAACAAATATGTCCACATATATCGCCTTTCTCTACAGGTTTCTTTGGAATTTCACCTGCACACATTAGCACAGAGATGGTTGTTAAAATGGCGGAGGTTCTAGTCCATAGTGGTATAGACAATGAACATAAACAATTGGGGGCAATGTATTTTTTATCCGGCCTGACACTAGTTTCTGCGAATGCACGAAACCAGATGCCGTGGTTGTATGAAAACTATTTCACGATTGTCAGGTAGTGGGAGAACCAAAGGTTCCCCCAAACCCCCTCCTTCCCTGACGTGAGTCGCTTGCATCCATAGGATTCTTAGACATTTGTTTCTCCCTATTTTATAATTTTAAAGGAGGGGGTTTGGGGGAACGTAGTTCTCCCTGAAGGAGGGGGTTTGGGGGAACGTAGTTCTCCCTGAAGGAGGGGGTTTGGGGGAACGTAGTTCTCCCTGAAGGAGGGGGTTTGGGGGAACGTAGTTCTCCCTGAAGGAGGGGGTTTGGGGCGTAAGAGAAGCGAAGCTTCTCTGAATACCATGGGTTCTCCCTGATTGCATCCATAAGGCCTTTAGAAAAACTACGTTCTCCCTATTTTATAATTAAGGAGGGGGTTTGGGGGATGAGCGTAGCGGTTCTCCCTGACATAGTTCTCCCAAGACCATTTTATGCCTTAAAAATGCAAAAATAAATACAAATGCGTAAAACTACTTAAAAAACTAACCCTTTAAAGTGTATAATAAGAAATGGTCCGCAAAACTACTAAGTCTGATGCCCCTGTTGCTGCCCCCGCTGTCACTGTCACTGTTGAGTCTACCCCCGTTGTTGATAAGAAGCCCAAGGCCGAGAAGAAGGCCAAGGCTGCCCCCGTTGTTGAGGCGCCTGCTCCTGCTCCTGTAGTTGAGGCTCCCGTTGTTGAGACCCCCGCTGAGGCCCCCGCTCCCATTGATGCTTCCACCCTTGCTTCCAAGTTGAACGACTTTGGCTCCAAGATTCAACAGGTCACCACCATCCTTTCTTCCATGAAGGCTGATTACAAGCTCCTCGAGAAGTCCGTTTCCAAGGAGCTCAAGGCTGCTTCCAAGTCCAAGAAGGGCAAGAAGGCCACCAGTGTAAACAGACAGCCCTCCGGCTTTGTTAAGCCCTCCGTCATCAGTGACGAGCTCATCCAGTTTCTTGGCAAGGAGCCCGGAACCATGATGTCCCGTGTTGAGGTCAGCAAGGGAATTAACGAGTACATCACCACCAACAGTCTTAAGGACAAGGTATCTGGCAGACAGATTAACCCTGATGCCAAGCTTGCTACCCTTTTGAAGATTGGCAAGGATGAGGTTCTTACCTACTTCAACCTCCAGAGATACTTGAAGATTCACTTTGTTAAGTCCGCTTAAGGGAACGTAGTTCCCTCCTTTTTATTGGAGTTGCATAAAAAATATCATTTTTTTAAATGATACTTTTTTTCAAATACTTATTTGTAATAAAAAGGTTTTTTTGTAAACCATTATTCATTATAAAAACAGCATAAAGATTCTACACCAATAATCCTTATAAAAATGTCCGAAGGAATCCGATACCAGATTGAAGAAATTGATTCAGAAGAGATTCAAACCAATCAAACTGCTAACAACGGCATCCCAAAACATATTCTTGATTATATTGCCAAAACAAAGCCTCACCTCATCATTTTGACCCCCTGCTACAACAGCAGTATGTATGTCACTTACACCGAGTCGCTTTTACAAACCATGTTTATGTGCAAAGACCTAGGTATTAATGCAACTGTCCATTTTTGCCGCAACGACAGTTTGGTTTCCCGTGCCAGAAACAATTTGATTGCCAAAGCAATGAATATTCCCAGTGCAACCCATTTTCTTTTTATTGATGCCGACATTACGTGGAGTCCTTTTGATATATTAAAACTCTTAGTTGCGGACAAGCCCATTGTTGGCGGAATTTACCCAATCAAGAACTACGATTTTGACAAATTGGCATCCAATCCCAACGCAATAAATGAGATTTTTGCACGTAAGAACCAGTCACAATTGAAAGACGCATTTTCAAACAAGGAATATTTGAAAACCAATATGGTGAGATACAACATCAATTATAGTTCAAATATGTTGGAAATAGAGAATAATCTGGTGAAAATTAAGCATTTGGCGACCGGTTTTATGTTGATTAAGCGCACCGTTATTGAAGTGATGTCCAAGGCATTCCCCCAAACCAAATATGTAGATGATGTCAATTTTCTCTCGGGTAAGGAGAATGATTTTGCTTATGCTCTATTTGATTGTGGTGTGGAAGAAGGGCATTATTTATCGGAGGACTGGATGTTTTGCCACAGGTGGCAAAAGATGGGCGGGTCCGTTTATGCGGATGTCACTATTAATTTGGACCACACTGGTATCGAAACTTATAAGGGCTCGTTCATATCATCGCTCATGTAATATTGCACCATACTATAATGAGTTGTGTTTTTACCAATGATGGTGGAATAACCATTTCTTTAATTGAACACCCATTTTCTCCAACATTTGCATCGAGAAATAACCACGAGGTTTTGTTTAGACAGATGCACACATATTTGATGGATGTTGGTGTAATCAAAAACAATATTATTGATTTGGGGGCGTGGATAGGGGACAATACAATACCTTGGGCCAAGCGAACAGTCGTTTCACTTAGTGACCCAAAGCGAACAGTCGTTTCACTTAGCAACCAAAAACAATCCGTCGTTTACGCAATTGACCCATCCAGAGAGAACTGCGATTTTATCCAAAGAATGTGCGACTACAATCAAATCGATAATGTGAAAATATTCCAAACTGCAGTCAGTGATAAAATAGAAACCCTGTCAACCAATGATGATATGTATCACTGCACATTTGTTCAGGGGAGCGAAGGGAGAAACAAAGTTGATGCAATCACATTAGACCATTTATTTAATATTGGAGAGATTGAAAATATCGGATATATTCATTTAGACGTGGAGGGGATGGAATACAATGTTATTTCAGGCAGTGAAAAAATCATTGACACATACAAACCAGTTATCACGTTTGAACAACATTTGGAAATTGACAACTATAATTTGATTCTGGAACATTTGACAAACAAGAATTATGTAGTCTATTTAATTGACGAAGTGTTGCCTGGATGCAGACCCGATTGTCGCAATTCCATTGCTTTTCCCAAAGAAATATTTGACCCAAGCATTGTTACAAAAATTCACGAATATATTGGTAAAGAAATTTTGTTGCCTTTTTTTTAGATTTTTTTCAAATTATATATTTTGTAAAAATTATATAAATAATTTTATATGTATCGCCAAATATGCGAAAATGCATTTTATACAGCTTGTGTAAATGGCTACCTAGGTATAGCCAAAATTATAAAATATATAAATCCAGAAATCAATGTTCCAGAGTCCGTATTTTGTTTTGTGTGTGACAATGGACACTTGGAAGTGGCAAAATGGTTGTTCGAAATTAATCCAGACATTGATATTTCAGAAGACGTTTTTTGCTACAATGGCCACTTAGATGTAGCGCAATGGCTTTATCAAATCAAACCGACCATTATCGATGATTCACATTGTGTATTCTTATGGTCATGCAAACAGGGTCATTTACTTATGGCGCAATGGTTATTAAAAATAAATCCCGACATTGATATTTCGAGAGATGAAGAGCACGTGTTTCGCCACACATGCAAACACGGTCATTTGGAAGTTGCAAAATGGCTGCTCCAAATAAAGCCGGAAATCAATGTTTCAGCGTGCGAAGAATACGCATTTTGCTGGGCTTGTGCCAATGGCTATTCGGAAATGATAGAATGGTTGCTCCAAATAAATCCAGAAATCAATTTGACAGCATGTGACGAAGAAGCCTTTCGCATGGCTTGCAAAAATGGACACGCAACAATTGTTACATGGTTTTGCAGATTGAATCCACGCAAATATTTTGCCATGATTTATAACAATGCTATTATTTCGTGGAAAATAAAATATGTAATTGAGTATGAAGGGTCAGAACAAAATAGTTCAGACGACACCATTTGTGGAATATGTTATGAAAATGTTGTCACTTTAAAGTCGGCAATTTGCTCCCATTATTTTTGCAAAACTTGTATACTGCGTATGTTTGAACTTTACAACAATAATTGCCCATTCTGTAGGAGAGAATTCACCAAATTTATTAAAATAACATAGACACATTTGTTATGTTTATTGTATAACAAATGTTTGACCCATCACTCTTAGAGTTAGCACAGTTTGCACCAGATAACAATGCTGTTAAAGAATACATCAAAACTACAAAATTATCTTGGTCCAAAGGTAATTATTGGCTGGGCGGACAAATTAGTTTGAGCCCCACCAATAAAATTACGGACGAGTTGTGCAACAAAGTGAGAGAAATCTACAAAATTGATTACTTTTGTTGCAACAGTTTTGAAATTGCAAGTATGAATGATAGCAAAACACTTTTTGTTGAAATGCAAGTAGTTATCCAACAATTCAGAGAAATGATGAAACAGCGGACTCTGGACGAGCTTAATAAAACAAAGTTGAACCAAGATGTCAATAAAATAATAGTTTCGCTATGTGAATAACTTTCTTTGAATGTGTTATATGAACGAAATTGACCAACTAACATTGAAGATGCTTACTAGTAAAAAAAGATACAACAACTATTTAGCAAGTGCAAATCCAGAAAAGTCCGCAGAGATAGAAGAATATAACCAAAAAGTTCAAAAAAATGTTCCCCGAATTAAAAAATTAATTGGTAAATATTTGGAAAATCCGGAAACTCAGATTAGCAACGAAATTGATGATGTTATTGAATCCTGTTTTAAAATATTAATTAAACATTTTGAAATGCAGGATTATGAAGAGAAATGCGCCAATAATAATTATGATGAAACCGATTCGTCCGAGGAAGAAGAAACCTTGTTTAAAGAAGAAGACGGCTTAAAAGAAGAAGAAGTCTTAAAAGAAGAAGACGGCTTAAAAGAAGAAGAAGTCTTAAAAGAAGAAGTCTTAAATAAACCTAAATCTTACTGGGGCAAGAATATAAGTAAATCTTCAACACTTGACCATTTTATAAAAAAAAGATAAATGGATTTATGATATAAATATAAATGGATTATGATTTATAATATAAATAATGGACTACGATTTTATTATAAAATTGCCATCCGGTAAATCTTTTGGATTTGAGGTTTCAGAAGACGACACAATTGGTGATTTGCGAACAAAAATCTACGAAAAATCAGGCATTAATGTGGATGACGTGATTTTTTTAATTGACGACAAAGAGGTCAGCAATAACACTGACAAAATATTTAAAGACCGTTTAGCAAAAAATGTGCGGTATTCGGAAATGACTACTTTTATAAAAATCAAAGAAGAAAAAAATAAATAAACATAAATATATATTTTCACATATATTTATGGATTATCCTTTAAACACGGAACAATATTCACTTATTTACAAAGTATCATTTTTATCACTGGGGTCTTCCATTTATGCCATGTACAATGGTTATTACGGAATGTCAATTTATCCGGGCGGCGTATTTTTGACATCCGTCAATTATTGGAGAAAACCCGATTATTCATGGAGACGCTATCTTGACATAGGTTATGTAAAATATGCGCTCACATGCCAACTGTATAAAGCATATGGGGCTCAATATGGACGCGAATATTATACGGTGACATTCATTGCAGTTTGTTTTTATGTATTGGGTGTTTACTACAATAAAAAATCCCTTTATTGGCATTCCACATATGCACATTGTATGTTGCACTTCATTGCCAATATTGCAAATGTGATTTTATATTCGGGTCAAATCACTTACCATGAGAATGAAAAATAAAAAATTTATTTTTATAAACCATGCTGCCTTCTTCAAAATCTTCATCTGGAAGTGTATGTGGAATGAATTCATGTTTGAAACAAATGTATGAAAATCCCAACTGACATTGTGTTGTATGACACAACGTTTCCATATGCCAATCATCTAAAAATTGAGAAACTTTGTCGTCGCGATTGTCAATGGCCATAAAAGCGGTATTCCACAACCCAAAATGTCTGCTTTTATTTTCCGGTCTTTTTTTGAAATATTCATCGGTGTATCCGTTTTTTATATACACGTCATATTGTTGATATATGTCCTGATATGGTTGCTCATGTCCATTCCAAAAGGTTGACGTGTATGATGCAAAATTACTCGAATCCACCTCTTCTTGTAAAACACCACTGCGCAAAACATTTTCCCATAAAATAATTTTGTTCTTTATTGTATTCATTTTATTAAATAACAATTCCACCATTTTGTCTGAAATAATTTCTAAAGTTCCATCCATCCAAATAACTATATCGTATTTTTTCATTCGCGGAATGTTTTTGAAAGCCTGTTTGTAATACTTTGGAACAAGTGATGGGTGGTGATTATTTGCAAATGAATTGATTTGGCAATATCCGTCGCCGGAATCCAGCGGAGAAGGGTTTACAATGTGGTATGGCGTTGTATCAATTATCCAGTTATTGGATTCAATGTCAGGGCGGTCGGTAAAACAAATGAAGTCGCATGGAATTGTCTGGGGCACATAAGGTTTGCATGTTTTTTCATATGTTCCATATATGCATGTAAAGACACATATTTGTGGGTTCATTTTTATATTATATAATAAAAACAAATTAAACTTTGTTTTTATTTTGTTTGAGAATAAAAAGTATTTAAGCTTTTTTGCCTTTACTTTTTGTTTTGTTTTTAGGTTTTTTCAAAACACGTAATCCGCGTCTTTTTGATTTTTTTTTACCCCTTGCAAATCTAAAAATTCTGGATAGTTTGGATAGTCCATCTTTGATAACCAAAAATAATTGTGCATAAAGACCCGGTGTTTTAAGAACAGCAGGGCTGGGAGTAGGTACAGGCTGAACAGAAATTTGTAAAGTTTGAAAAATATTTTCATATAGATTTTTTGGACTATAATTACGAAACCCCCCTGCACTGTAAAATTCATTTCGTTTTCCCGAATACCATAATAACATATTTAGTGGATGAAAATTATTATCATTGAAATTGTATAAATTTACAAACATTTGTTGCAAATCATTTTGCGAAAAAATAGTTCTTATATCAATATTTATACTGAACGAGTGTTTTAAATTTATATATACTTGGAATACCATGTAATTCACATAATCAGTCGGCAAAATATTAGTTAATTGGATTGGTTTGAGAAAATTAGGGTCAAGGTCTATCATTCTAAACTTTCCGTCTTTTCCAATACACAAATTTGGTATTTTTATATCAGTATTCACCAGACCATTTGAAACTACTTTTTCAGTAAGAAACTTATGAAGATCAATTAACAGTTGTGGATAATTACCAAGATAATGTTGTAAAACTCCATTGTCGCAATTTCCTTTTTCTACTAAATACGATTCTGGCATAACATCACCCGACTTGAATCTTTTTAAAAACATTGTTAATGATACTTGTTCTCCTGTAGGAAGCTTTACATACCAAATTCTAGGGGAAATACCTTTTTTTCCAAATTCATGGTATAATTCAAGTTCTTCATAAACGTCATTAGGATTTGTATTTGGTTTAAAATTAACAATCATAAACTCTTCGTCAAATTTTGAACCTTGTCTTAATGAATATGCGCCATCTTTATTTTGAATTGTATCTTCAACTATTTTGTAAGTTCCTTGTGCGACCCTTTGATTAGCATCATATCCAACTGTTGTCATATTTATAACATAATAATATATTATAAATATTTACCGTTTTTTTCGGGTTTTATTGGAGCCACCTGGTCTTATATCACTGATTCATGTTTGGGGCGGTTACTCGAGTATTTGTTAGGTTTTCGTGGGGGTTTAATTATTGGCATCTTATACAAATACAACATATATTTTTATGCAACTATCTCAATATGCACATAAATATCAGAAATCTCTTGAACACTAAATATATTTGCGCCATTTGCAACTGGGATTCCCTTTTTTTCCAAAACCATATACTGTTCTTTTTTTATCCGCAACAGCTCAACCTGGATTTCAAATTTATGCGACCCCAAAACAAACTCAATCATTTTTTCGGTCCATAATTCGCCAATCGCATATTTTAACCAGATGTGCACATTGTTGTATTCGTCTAAATGCACATTTTCCGGCAATTCCGGTTCGCACTGCACCTGCAAATTATGTTTGTCGTAAATTAGTTCACTATGCCAAAGAGGAACCAGACAACAATCGTTCTCTCCAACTTTTAATTTGTAAACCGATTGGTTGAACAAATCATCCAAATTCGGGTTCAAAATAATGATTTCACAGATGGTCG